GCACTTCTAACAGGATTGACTGTTAATTGGTTAGGGGACTTGTCGTAAGACTAGAAACCCAACCATAGTCAGCCATCCCTTTCTTGGGTTCTAAACCTTTATCAAGGATAGAACTACCCACGTCATCATAAGCACTCTTATAAGAATGCTTTGTGGCGTAGAGCCAGTACCACATGTACGGCCCTTCAAAAGAAGGTCTCCGTCTCTTACAACGTCTCCTAAGCTTGTAATAAGATAGCATTTGCGTTTGCTTATCGTAAACAGGCTTGTTGATATTGTGTAAGAGGTTACCAGAATGGGTATAAAGCCCACTATCTGGTGGTTCCCACGTGGGCACAAGTACTATCTTCCCATTTATTCTCATAAGCTCACTTTCTATGAGAGTAAATACAGAAGGTATTTCATAATGGGTCCATCTTTCGATGAATCCATTATGAATCTTGTGCAATAAAGCAACATACTCGTTTCTAACCAAGAAACAAGTAACATGCTCTGGCATGAAAGGTCGCACATCCACACCACAGTGGTAGTCACCACCGCAGGACTCACGGAATGCCCCTTCAACAAAGCTTTTCTCATTATTGACAGTTAAGCCAATATTTGAAAAGATGAGTACTATGTAATAGTATGCCCATGTTGGTACGATGATATCATCACCGTACACATTAACCTTTGCCTTAGAGTGAAGGAGCTGACATACTGCTTTACAGAGGCTATAAAATATAAGCGTCTGTAAAGGAAAGGTATGGCCTGACCCCATGAGCATCTGTGTTGTATAATTATAGCGGACTCCATCAATTAGTAATGAAGGAGCTCGCATAATTTCAACAAGATGCATCCAGGTGGGAGGCAACAACCAATTCAGTAAGTCATGTGAAATGGAGTCGGATGCCTTAGACAGGTCGATAGTAGCAAGTTTACCAGTTATAGAGCTCTCACGAGCTAAATTACGGTGAACATGCTGCTGTTCGCTAAGTCTAAGATGCGTGTTCGCCTCGAGTTTAAGACGGATATAATTGCCTAGACCTCTCGACAGGAAACCACCTGCAAGAGTATCAGGAGCAATTAATCTGTTAATCTTAAAACTCTTGGGGACTGACGTCATTTTGACATGATCAACGATTTGGGCACGCTTTATGGCGGGACCAAGAAGTCTGTGCAGACGCTTGTCTTTAGCATAGCAAGCCTGCAACAACCGGATCTGTTGTAGTGTTCCGGTCATTCTACCAAAACGATTATCCAAGTAAGATTCAGAATAAGGTAGCCCTAAGGCTGCTTTCTTCCCAGGACCACATAGCTCAAAGAAGACGTCAAAGTCAAAATCGGATAAAACCGAGTGACATATAGAACGTGCCTCATTGAGAACCATGATGGTTGCTGGTGAAACTCGCTGTATTCCATATGTGTCCTGTGATAACAAGAAATCAATAACTGTCTTGTTATGCAGTTCATCATAGGTGGAATCGTCTTTGAAGATAATTCGTTTACCGAAATCTTCAAGTTGCCGTATAATTTTGTAACGGTAAGTATCCCAATGACAATAAATAGGATACTTATCGTGGTTTTTATCAAAATTATAAGGTACTGGTAGGTAAGACTTCAAATCATGTGTGAGACACTTATGGATTTGTTTCATAAGAATCTCTGAGTCGAATCTCTTCCGGCTCGGCCTATGTTTCTTGTGTGATAACATAGTATCCTCCGTTGATTATTAAAGGAGCGAACCCACGGCCCAAAAGTCCGTGAAGTCCGAATCATTAATACATCCAGAAGCAAGTGACAGCAGGTTGGTACCTGTACCGGCAGCTGCTTGAGGATGAACCTCTAACTCAACACGAACCACATTATATACAATGGTTCCGCCGGTTAGAACGGTAGGACGTGATATGCGAAGCGAATTCTTTTGCTTCGTCATACCAGTGGCCGAGACAACGGGCTGGCGTGAGACTGCTATAAGCTTCTCACGGGCAGTGAAATCCGTCTCTGCTTTGTTAACAGCAACAACGCCGTTAGCGATTTGTTCACCGGTGACAGTGAATGTTATGTCAGTGCCACCAGTAGGAGCGTATGTAGCCCCTTCTTTGATGATTCCGCCATTAATAGGCATAATCTACCTCAATAATCTAGTGATTATAAGGGAAGCCGCATCCAAAGTATGCAATAAAGATAAAGGCATAGGATTTGGAATTGGCACTGCAGGAGTGACCATTGATGCATTTGCAAAACGTGCAACATGCACCATATCAACCTTCAGTGGATTGTCCCGTGTTGGCATCTCAAAGACATCTTTGATGCACACAGAACGCTCACGATCAATCCAGATATCCACATGTCTATTGTGGATAACAGTCACATATTTATCCTTGATTGTCATCTCAACGTTACGAAGGCTTGTAAGCCAATTCTGAACGCCAAGAAACCAATCAACAACAAAGGATAAAGGAGTGACCTCCCAAGCTGCCATGACAACATCTTGAAGTCCAAATCCATAAGGATGAGGATCATACCTCTGGAGGATTTTAACCCTACCAGCGGTCTTGATGCTATCAGTGACAGCTGAGCGGAAGTAGAACCCATTAGCCGAAGAAACCCAATCATAAGATTTCTTGGTAGTATGGGCAGGAATAATATACCTTGAAAATATATTAGTCCTGAAAGGTTTGTTAAGATCTAACAAATCCTTGATCGTGAGTATGATTGGCATGATAGCGTATCGATATTCAAGCCACGCAGAACCAAAAGAGGATTGTCCATACCCCTTGAGGCGCTTTGCAAGCTTGCATATAGATTCGAGATCGGTTAACAATCTGTGTAAATACACAATTGTCTCACCGAGCTCTGCCAATTGGGAAGCCCCATCAAACTTAGCTGCATGAGCTTTCGACATCAATTTACTTATCATGTAATCACGATTAAGTAAAAATGAACTGTCGTCAAGAAAATCTTGAAACTCAGCACCTAAAGCTTTATGAACTGAACCCATTTGGCCCCAGAGGAAATACATCCATTCTGGACCGCCAGCCCAACAACCGTTAGTCATACACAACTTAATAGCCTTCTGGCCATTAACATTGTATTTGGCTAAACTAAAGTCGTTGGAACACCTATTTCTAGGCCCACGCCAAGATATCACACTGCCGCCTGGAATCACATACTGATAACTCAGTGGTGATAAAACAGGGGACCCCGAACAGGCTCTATCGGTGTAATAATAACCGATATAGCCAACTTTCTGGGGATTAACAGTAGTGACCATCATAAGAAAACCCTCCTTAAAATTATTAAGAGCTTCAAGAGAAGTTCTAATAGTTCCAGGAGAATCAATATGGTTTTCTCATTCATAAACCACCTCCTGCACTGGTTGCAAAATGCGCT